CACCGAGATGGAGGGCTACCGCTACAGCGGGGAGGGAATTACTCAGTACCTCGGCGGAGTGGTTATCCCTTGGGGGCAGGTGTTGCAGTCGGTGCGGTGCTACGAGTACCAGTCATGCGAGGCACCAACTTGGAACGGGTCGCTCGCTAAGGCTATCTGCGAGGCAATCACTCGCAAGGTATGCGGCAAGATTGCGCAGGCGGACAACGCCGAGTGGGAGTGGACACGGTTTCACGCCGAAGATATCAAGACCGCAATTAAGGAAGGACTTAAGTCATGAGAGAGGAACTGGAGCAGTACCTTGAGAGTCTTAAGGCAGGGCTAGAGGTGGAGGTGGACTTGTTCGGTAGCCGTACTCAAATGGCTCACGACTTGCGGCTCAACATTCTGAAGACCGAGAAAGAACTAGCAAGTCTTAAGGCAGGGGGTGTGACAAACGCCACAGAAGATTGACTTGACATAGCGTTAGACAGTTGATTAACTAGAGACACATCAACGGGGCGACCAGCCGACAGATAGGTGCAAGTCCTATCCGCCCACCATGCGAGGCAAAGTGCCGAGCAGTAGCAAAGTCCTGAAGGGGGCAACACAATGAAGCGTCAAGATATCCTAGAGATAATCCTTAACAATCCTGAGGCGGTCTTCAAGAACGCTAATGCAGAGGCGGGTAAGTACAGCGAGTACCCCACCTACTTCCAAGTTGTAGGAACTTCCTACGATAAGTCATGTGTCCGTATCAAAGATGTGAACCCAACCGCCTCCTATTATGTGCGAGACGAGAACGGAGCGACCGTTAAAGATGAGGAAGGTAAGCCCGTAGTGGATACCCGCTCAATCGCAGAGCGTTCCTTTCTTAAGTACGGCGACATCAAGTCAATGCCAACTCGGTTAATCATTAAGTCAGAGAAGACCGCAAAAGAATTGCTCGCTGACTTCATTACTTATCACGAGAACCGTGAGCGTGCACGGGCAGAGAATGAAGCAGAGGCTAACCGCTTGCATGACTTGCGTGACTCTTTCGCTAATGCGTTGGTGTGCGCTGGTATTTTGCCGAACGATGATGAGGTCGGCGCATCGTGGCATAAAGTAACAGTTGCCTTTAACGAAGAGGCAATGCACCGAATGATTACGGTTCTTAAGTCAGCACTCGTAGAAGTGGGGGCATAGTCATGGCTAAGTATGTAGTTTGGGTCGGTGGCGTGGAAGTTAATGACTTCCATTCCACATGGAATGAAGCGGTTGAGACTGCGCTGGTATTCATCAACGATGGGTATGACGATGTGCAGATTGAGCGTGTGAAGGTTCCTGACTTAAGTCTGAATGTGTGACACAGGTCACAAAAAGAATTGTCCGAATACCCTTGACAAATGTCAAACGGTTTGATTAACTACTAACAACAACAAGTCCTAGAAGGGGGCAAACAAAATGAATAAGCAACTAGAAGAAATGCAGGAGCAGGAGGCAATCCAACTGTTCCACCGTATGTGCGGGAAGTTTGGTTGGGTCGGGTGCATTTTCACCGATGAAGATATCCGCCAGCGTTTAGCAGATGACGACATCGCAGAAGAGCACATGGAAGGAATGGTTGAAGCAGTCAAGTTCACGACATGGTGGCGCAAGACTCTTGACAATGTTCTTTGCGAGGTCGGCAACGAAACACTTGACGAAGCAATCTATGAAGCGACCAACGGGAGCGAGGCTTAAGACATGAAAGAACTACAAGTACCCAAGAGCGTGGAAAGGTTCGGCAAAGCATGGGCGTTAGCGTTCATGGTGAAGCACCCGAAGTGGCACCACCAAGACCAAGAGCATGACGAGTGGAACTCACACGATGGTTACGACCTCAATCTCTACTCATGTGATGGGCAGATGACCGTGACTGTGTACCCGTTGGCTGACGATGGGACTGGTTACATGACCACCAACACCGACACATACAAGACAGTTTTCCAAAGGCAGAAAGGGGCTTAAGACATGGCTATCCACCACTACATCATCTCGTACAACACCGACCGCAACGAGTGGGAGTTGGACGCAGAAGCAGAAGCGGCAATGTTTCCTAACGGGACAATCCTTGACATGGAGGAAATGCTGTGGCATCTTGACTACTCAGGTGACGGGGAGTTCTACCCTCAAGCCGAGCAACTGACCGAACAAATCACTAAAGCAATCAAGCAACTAAACGAAGGACTTAAGTCATGAACTTCTCACCCAACCACCCCGCCGTTAGGCATTGGCAAGACAACCGAGTGTGCTACCGCTGTTGGAACACCGACCTACCACCAGTACGGGATTACAACCTGTGCGCCGAGTGCGAACCACTCACAATCCGTGAGCGCACCAACATGGTGAACTTCCGAGCAGGACGACCCATGCTTAGGTCGGGGCTTAAGTCTCGTGCTTTCCTTGGCTTCGGGTTCTTTATCGCAGGGTGCTACACGATGGACTACAACATTCTTGGGTCGCTCGTACCGTTTGCCATGGCGTTCACATGCTGGCAGACAGGGCTTAACCGCTGGCTGAAGGAGCAAGGACTGTGACCACAATCGTCAGACTCCAATGCGACAAGTGCGAGGGTATCTCACCGCTTACCCATCACGGCACACCGACAGACGCACGAGTAGCAGAGTGGAAAGACGGCTGGTTCTACAACACCGTTGATGGTGTACCCGCCGACCTATGCCCCGTGTGTACTGGTCTCAACCCTGACTACTGGACAGCGGAGCCGTTCTAATGAAAGCGTTACATCGTGTCTTACGACAGGTAATCCTTGGCGAGAAGATAAGTCTTAAAGAACGCAAGCCTTACGACAACTACATCAAGCCCGACCACGGGTGGATTGTGGCGCAAGAGATGATGGGTAACTCTGTCAAGTTCTTCCGTTGGGATAGGGACGAGGTGTGGAAGTGGACTAAGACACAGAGCAGGGCTTCTGTGTTCCCCTCCGAGGAGGTGGCTCGCCGTGAGATGGAGAGTTGTGAGGTCGCATGGAAATACCGCTACACAATCTGCAAGATAAGTATCTAAATCTGATACACTGAGGTTTGCCCTAGTCGCTGGTTCCCCTTCCCAGTGGCTAGGGCTTCTTCATTTGTACGATGAGGGGCTTGTTCATACGAACATACTGGTCTCGTTCCTTTGGGGTTAGCCCACCCCATACCCCATTGCGCCGACCGCTGATTGCTTCGTGTTCTAGTTCTGACTTAAGGCAGTCAAGTTTGACAGGGCAGTCAGCACAGATGACCTTTGCCTGTGCCCATATCATTCCGTTCTGTTGGTCACCGAATGTTTCAGGGAAGAAGATGTCGGAGTCCATTCCTTTGCAGTTTGCTTGGTCGCTCCAGTGCTTCACTTCTTCTTCTTGTTTCTTGAGTCGTATCTTCTAGCCCAATGGCAGGCACAACCACAGCCTGCTATCTCATGCGGTTCCCAGATGGTGATAGCACGAGCGATAGTTCCGCAGTGGTCGCACTGTCGTTGGTCAGGATAAGGCTCTAAGTTCGGGGAAGGGGTTGCGGTAGACCGTTGGCGAGTGGTTCTCTTCACAATCGGCTTTCTCTTGAGGGCTGGCATACAGGCGTAAGACATGAATACATGGGTCGTCTCCGTTCTCAAACGCTTCATCTTCGTCAGGTGTGGTGGGTAGCCCATCGTGGGTCTCGCACACTGGTGGTGTGCAGAACCCCTGTCTTAAGCCAATCTCCATCCATACATCAAATGGCATTTCTAATGGGTCGCTCATAGCCCGCACATTCCTTCGCACTCTTGGTCAAACAAGGAAACAATCCCTCGTTCTGCGTCCGTTCTTAAGTCCACATTGCGTAGTTCAACACGGCTTGAGTGTAGGTATGGGGTACCACGGTAGCGTTCAATGAGGTGTGGCACTGTGCGTAACGCCTCGTCAAACTCCACTGCGTCAGCCCATTCTTCAGGCATCTCACTTAAGGCACGCCATTCATCAGCGTTCTTGAATGGGCAACCGATACATGCCGACCGTGGCGGGAGGGCGTAGCCTTTATCAGCGCACCAGTCAAGACAATCCTGTCGGGATATCTTGCGGTCTACAAGTGGGTACTCGTGTTCAATCCATGAGAACTGTGGGTCTTTGATGCGCTGCACTTCATCCCATGAGATACCAATGATGGTGGTAATGCGGTGTTCTTTGCAGCGTTGCCCTGACTTAAGACCTGCTAGTTCTCGTTGCTTCTTCATGAGTGGGGCAAGTTTGTATTCGGCTGTGCATTGACGGCGAACCATACCTTTCTTGCCATCTTCTCCGACCATGTGTAATGGCATGGAGGCGTAACGCTTTCCTTCGGTCAGGAAATCCTCTCGGATGTTTCCTTTGCTCACGATATGGAAAGGGATGTTTGCTTTGTCCATCAAGGTCTTAAGCCATTCAAGGTGTTCGTACACCTTCTTAGGTTCCCATCCTGTATCAGCGAAGATTACATGGTCTGCCATTGGGATTTCCCCATGCAACATCATTAGGAGCAGGGTTGTTGATTGCACCCCTGCCCCCAACGACAAGACCCTCAGCGGGTATTCGCTCATTAGAAGAACTCGTCTTCAGTGACTGGCGACATGGATGGGAAGACCTTTCCAATCTGTGCCATTGTCTGCTCGGTTGAGTCCTTGACCCAAATGTCCCAGCGACAGGACACGCCGACCTCATCAGCGATTAACTTCAGGCTCTTGCCCTTGGTGCCGTCTTTCTTGGTGAACTCGTCCTGCTCGTAGCGTCCAACAACGATGACTGTTGAACCCTTAGAGATGGTGCTAGCAACATTCTCTGCCAACTTGGAGAACACCGTGATGTTGTGCCATGTTGTCTTCTTCTTGTCGTCCTTGCCGTATGTGTCTGCGACAGAGAAGGTGAGGATTGCCATTCCGCCTGCGGAGTAGCGCAGTTCAGGCTCTTGCCCGACCTTGCCATTGACTGTGATTTGATTACTCATTTGGTTCCACTTCTTCTTTCTCTAATGGTGTTACCCGTCCTGCTTTCTTAGGGCAGGTGTGTGTTGGCGCATATTTAACTGCGACAAACAATGTTACAGATGTCTTACAACTATTGCAAGACCATCTTGTTCTTTCGTTCTTTTCTACATGCCCGACATTCTCGGCTTCCTTTGGGTCGGGTGTAGGTGTTCTCTTGGTTGTACTCATGACCCTGTGGGCAGTGGGTTTTGTTTGCAAAGAAGTGTCTCCCTCTTTCTACGACATCTCTCATATTCTCGGTCTGCGTCCCACCTTCTAGATGGTGGGGGTTTACGCATACTCTGTTGTCACACTTATGTCTTACGACAGGTGGGTAGTAGTAGTTCGCCATGAAGAACGAGAAGCGGTGGGCTGCTCTGTGTTTCTTGTTGATATACAACTGACCGTAACTGTCGCCTCGGCGGGAGCCTTGCCACTCCCAACATTGGTCGGGGGTGCCGATGGCTACTTTGCTCCAGAAGCGTTGGCTACTTTTGTATGTCACTGCGTCCACAGGTTTCTCCCTATGCGTACAGTATTACCCTAGCAATATCATTGAGTCCCGCTGGTGATACGCCAATGCCCTAATCCTCCGTTCTTATATAAATAGCGGGCGACCCTAAGATTGCAGTCCAGTTTAAGTAGGGACTTTTTGACTTGGTTGTAAGGGCGTTGGCATACCTGTGCTGTGACTGTTCGCCAACTGCTGTTGATTTGCAGTGCGCCATAGTCATAGGAGCCGTCACCGTTTTGCGATGAGACCGCCTTGGGGTTGCATCGGGACTCACGCCACATGATGTAAGAGAACTCTTTTACGGGCAGACCGTGCTTACGGAGTTGAGCCTCGTAACGGGGGCAGGTGTGGCTGGTCTTAGCCTCCGCCACTGGAGGTGTTGCTAGTAGGGATAGGGCGATTGTTGAGATTATTATGCGTTTCAGCATTGGTTTCCTTTCTTAAGGGGACGGGTCAAGTAGGTTCCATAGGTCTCCTGTCTTAAGTGTTAAACGGATTAGACGAGTTTATCAGTCGTAGTCTTCGTTGGTCTGTAACTCCAGCACATGGCTGGGTTGCAACAAGAAACCCCGTGCTGGGTTGTCAGAGTTGCTAGCGAAGTCTCGCTTCTCTAACCATGAGTAGTTGATACGCAGGAAGTTCTTTAACCGTGCGACCGAGACAAGTGCGTAGGAGTCAGGTGCAAATCTGTATGCCCACCACTCTGCCTTAGTCACATTTATTCCTGATGGCTTCCACTCTCCACCCTTCGGGCGTTGCTCTGTCTCTACTGCCATGCGTCCGTTGCGGTAGCGGTCAGCCTTAACCTCCACTGCTCCGTTGTTGAACGCATTGAAGAAGTCAATGAGGTTCTGTTCGCCTTCATGACCATACGCTAGGTCAGCCTTGAAGTCAAACTGTGGGTTGTAGCCTCCGACCTCCATCATTCACCTACCGTGTAGATGATTACAAAGTCGTTGCTACCCATCGCCATGTAACCCTCGTATCTGATAGTGGAGTTGTCAGGAAGTTTCTTCTTCATGTCTTTGACAATCTCATCCTTGATTGTTTCTCCCCACTCAACGGGGATTTCTGTCTTTAGGTAAAACTCTTTCATCAGTACCCTGCTTCCTTAAGTAAGAAGGCAAACACCGAGGCTGGCATGACGGCGTACCAGTCACCGACCTGCATGGTGCCACGCTTCTTAGCAATCACAGCACCAACCTCAACCTCAGCGTTAGCCATCTCAACCTTCAGTTCCTTCAGCCATTCAGACAGTGTGATGGTCTTGCAGTTTTTTACCTCAATGACAACAGGCGCACCCATGTTGATATCGCCTTTGTCAAGATTGCCTTGCAATGCACGGCGTTCTGCATATATCCAACCTTCTGACTTAAGCCAATTAACTACGGCGGTCTCAGCCGATGTTCCTTTTTGTTTAGCCTTGGACATAATCCTCACATCCTTGATAGAAGTCATCGCCCCATATTTCGTAGGGGTGATACCCCAGTTTGACAGCCCATCTATCTGCCGTGTACAAGTCAAGCCCAATCCTTAACCACTTGTTCAGTTGTCTATTGGTGATGGGTGATGTGCGACCATCAGAAGTTAAGCGTTGGATTAAAGGTTCTGGCTTAAGTCTGATACCTGGGGGTATATATGTTTCACGGTACTGTCTTGCGTCCTGAACACAGATGTCGCAACGGCATTTGTATTTGAGGTATGTAGAGCGACCATGAATCCACTGGTCAGACACCCCACCATTCCTTGTTCTTGTTCTCCCACTTGCGGTAATACTCGTGTACCCACAGCGGTTGCTTCTTCTGCTTCTGAAGTGCTAGTGCATGGGCTAAAGCGTTGGCGACCATACGCCATTGCCTAGCATCTTCTTTGGCACGCTTGAGTTTGAGTGTGAGGAGTTTGTTCCTCTCCTCCATCTCGTCAAGCAAGTCCTCGTATCTAGCCATTGCGCTTCTCTTTTAGTTTGTCCCACTCAGCATTGGCAGTTTCCAAATCTCCTTCATACACTTCATCAAAAATGACTTGCGTAAATGATTGACCTACAAGTTTGCGCAGGCGTTCAATCTCATCGGCTGCAAGACCAAGCATGAACTCGGAAGTTTTTTCAAAGTCTCCATTGGCGTGTTCCCGTAGTCGGGTCACAATGTCATCAGCCACGGTTAGCCAACTCTCGTTCCAACCGTGCAACCTCAGCCTCAAGATGTTTAATCTGACTTAAGGCTTTATCAAGTTTGTCCTGTGTACGAGCATGAGCCTCATACGATTCAGTCAAACGAGTGTGTGCGCTGGGCTGGCGGTACCTGTTGGAGTTGTAGTTCATCGCCATTACTTAGCCAACTCCTGTTCAATGGCGTTGCGTACAAGGTCACGGAACAACTGCGAACGCTTGACATTCTTTGCCTGACATAAGAAAGCAATCTGTTCCAACTGTGTCTTGGTGACACGCAAGCCGATGATGTGAGCCGATGCTTCACTTGCGGTCGGGTCTACTGTGCGCTTGTTAGCCATCACTGACCTTCCTTAAATGCTACGAGTTCCTTAAATGCTTTACGCAATGAGGGGAGGTGGGACTCCATCCACTGCTGACCCTCAGGGATTTCGGCGTTAGACGCTACGACTTTGGGGTCAATGCCCTTATCGGCGCAAGCCTTGACAAACTGTTCCACCTGTTCAGGCGATAGCGGGGTCAAGGTGCGTGGCTTCTTAGACGGTGCGCTTTCTTGCACTGGCTTTGACTTCTGCTGTGGGTATGGCTGAGTCTTTGACTCTGCTTGCTTCGCTTGAAGCGATGGTGTTGGGATGTCGTCCCATTCCTGCTTCGTCCATAGGCTGAGGCAGATACCGAAACGCATAGCAGAGTTACGAATGAAGTCTGAGCAGAGTTCCTTCAGTAAGTCAGGCTTGTTGTGTGCGACCGAACCAATACCAAGACGGCGTACCCCGTGCACTGTGAGCCATCCAGCCATGTGTGCCATGCCATTCTCAATGCGGTATGCAGGGAGACCGTCAGTGTCAAACGCTACTGGTTCCCATGACCAACATGGGTCAATCTCAATGAGCATCTTGGTGACATCGGCATGACCAACGAAGTCAAGTTGGATACCACCCTTGGGCAGTTTGCCAACGATGCGTGGGTCGGGCACGCCGTAGGTAACGAGGACATCTTTAAGCCCTACCTCTTTGTGTGTTGCTTCCATTATTTTTCCCCTTTCAAAAGGAATGTACGAGTTTGTACTTCTTTGGTGTATTGCTGTGCAAGTTCAGGATGTTCGGCACGGAACTTCTTTGCGTCAAACGACTCCCGCTTCTGACCCTTCCAAGTAGCAACTGTCGTACCGTTAAGGATAGCGGTATCTGAGTCGCCAATCAAATCGCAAATCTCTGCTTTCAATTCGTCTTCCATCTGCTTGTATGAAGCAAGTTCGGAACGGACATGGCGGAGGCGTTGGAGAAGGTCGGATGCTTCGGCTGGTAGTTCAACAGTGCGAGACACTGGACGCTGGTAGCGGGTTTGGATTGTTTCATACGACCACTTCACACCCGCTGGTGTCATGCCGAGTTCAATGCTGTTCAACCAGTCGGTCACTGCACCGATGTGCTCGTCAATTTCCTGCTGTGTAATCTCCTGCTCAACGAGGGTGAGGCGCAGGGTGTTGTCAAAGATTGCCCATGTGACACGCTTAGCATCGGAACAGATTGCTTGTGTGATGCCTTGGATACGCCAGTAGTCAGGCAAGGTGCCTGAGTATTCACGGCTGGTGGTCTTGACTTCAAGGATGTGGCGGGTCTCTTCGTTCCATCCGTCAAGGGTGGAGATGAGATGACATCCTGCTTCGGTGTCGTAGCAGAACAGTTCGCTTGGTGTTTCAAACTTGACACCGAGACGGTCCCCTGCCCACTGGATGATGGTGTCCTCAAGACGGTTGCCTGTTTCCATCGCAGCGTTAGGGGTGATGGGGCTTGGTGCCACGCCTGAGAGTTGCTCGGCGGCGTAGTGGTCTTTCTTTACGAATGGGTGTAGCCCGTAGATTGCGGCGGCTGCACTGGCGGAGATACGGCGGTTGCCATTCTCATCCATGTATCGCTGGTCAAGCCATGCTTGGGAACCGTGTGGTTGTTTGTGGATGCGGTAACGCTTGAAAGTCATGTGACTCCCCTTCTGTTGTGTAACTGTTAGACACGAAGTTACAGGAGGGGTGTGTCAAAGTCAAGAGTTCAGAACAATTATTTTTCTAACCATATCTACAGGGATGTAGAACAGGTTGATTCCTTCGCCTTCATGAATAGATTGCAACAGAGTGATGTGCTTTTCTTTTGCACCGTCATCACCGACAGGGACAAGGAAACCAGTTGATTGCACAACTACTTCACCGTCATCTTCAACGCCATCTAGCGTGAGCCAACCTGCATCACCACCGTGTGCGTCAGCCCAGTAGACGAGAACGATTGGGTACTTCTGTGGTTCGTATTCAGTCGTCATTAGTTGCTGGCTCACCTTCCGTGCGACACTCAGGGCAGTAGCGACCTTGTGATTGGTGCCATGCTTCCCCGCAGGTTGGGCAGATGTAGATGTAGCGAGGGTTCGGCATGACCCGATATTAGTCGCTGGCTATGCGGCTTGGATTTCCTTACTGCGTAAGGCTGCCAACCGTTCTACAGCCTTAAGAAAGGCATCATGGTCATTAGGTGGCACGACTGCTTTGACTAGATACTTAAGGAGAATGTCAAGGTCTTGCTGAGTCATAGGACTCAAGAGACTACCAGGGCTTCGTGACGAAATCCTCTAGGCGATTCAAACGATTCTCAATGCGGTCAATAGCATCACGCATAGATGAACCGCCATTGTTCTTCATGTTCATCTCAACATGAGCCATTGCTTTTTCTAGTCTTGTTGCCCACCGATAAACAGGTCGCACAACACCACGATAGATAACACCAATAGATACGACACAGCCAGCAATGGAACCAAGGACACCGACAACTCCCATTACACTGGCTTAGGAAGGGAACGCCACACGGCTTCAAACTTGTGAGCGTTGTCTGCCATCTCAGGAGAAAGTTCTAGGTGCAACCACCGCCCTCCTCTTGAGCCAGCATTATCTTGGTCGTCATAAATCTTTACGAGTGGCTCACCCTTCTTGCGTTGGCAACGGTAGCCACGACCCCAGCCCTGCACCTTATCCTTGACATTTTCGTCATAGGCGTAGTCATGGATTTCTTCAATACCAAGAGCATTGGCGTGTTGGACGAACCAGTCCCATGCTTCTACTGCATCGGCACGGTCTTTGTATCCGAGGTCACAGGCACGCCCTGTTGCGTGGACAGACAACCACCTTGGGTCGCCCTTCTTAGCCTTCGGGTTGTTCATGGTGCGGTTAGAGAACACGCCCATGTTGGAAAAATCCCAGCGTGAATCACAGAGTTGAACCAGTTTGAGGGTGCCTGGTCGTGCACCTGTGCGTGATACCCCATCGCTGTTACCTGTGTACTTCATGTGGTTCCTATTCTTCTTCTATGCCCACGCCAAGAACGATGGCAAGGATGTTGATAAACAGGGCTACTGCACTGAGGTACAGAGCCTTGCTGAGAGTTTCCCCTGAGAGGGTGATGAGCATTAGTCCAGTGCTGGTCAGCCATAGCGACAGGCTGATGATGGCTCCTAGATACTTACGCATGGGTTGTACTGTATCACTTTCTCTTTGTTGGCATGACTGCTACTGAGGACATCAGGTTGATAACGATGAGGGCACGGCGAGTCTTGACTGGAACTGTTGAACCAATCGGGACATAGGTATCCACCCCGCCACCGAACACATTGACCGAAGCCTCAAAGGATTCACGGACAGCCACGGGTGCGTCCTGCACGGCTGAGACAAGGGCAACCAGTTGTTCCTCACTTAAGTCCTCAACTACGAGAGCCTCAAAGATTTCAGTTGCTTCCTCCTCCGTGACCTCAGCCAGCACCTCAGCGTTGGTAGCCAACTCGGTTGCTTCTTCAGGACTTACGACAGGCGGTATAACAATCGTGGTGGTCGTGACTGGTACCGTTGTACTTGTCGTGCTCGTAGTAGTGGAGGTAGAAGATGAAGTCGTTGTTGGCGGTACCGTTGTCGTTGTTGGCGCAATGGTTTGAGGGACAGTTGTGGTTGGAGGCAGAGTAGATGGAATGGTTAATTCTGTCGTTGTGGTTGTCGTGGGTAATTCTGTTGTGGTGGTGGTAGAAGATGTTGTTGTCGTTGTTTGAGGTGGCTCCGTGGTTGTTGTTGGTGGGAGCGTTGTTGTGGGCAACAATTCGTGGGTGGTAAACGCTGACGCTGGAACTATCTCCCACTGGTTCTGCACCATCCACCACAGTTGAACCCATGCACCTCCGCCGTTCTCATAGAACCACAGGGTTATCTGCTTAGATAGACCTTCTTCAAATTGGACAGGCTGTGAGACCGACCCTCCGCCTCCTTTGTCTCGCCAGTCATTAGCGATAAGTGCCCCATCTAGGTACAGTTTGGTGCCGTCATCGGCTTGAGCCATGAACTGAATAGCACAGGTACAGGGTGCTGTGATGAAACCTTCGTACTTAACAGCGAAGTCTTCGTACATGTTGAACAACGGTTGGCTGTCAAAGTTTTGGTTGATGTCGGGAACAACCATTGTGCCTACAATGCGGTCATTGCCAGGTAGAGGTGGGGCAGCGTTGTACCCGTAGTTGTTGTAAACAGTGATGTTGATTCCTGCTGTGTCCTCAGCCTGTGCCGAGGCGGAAAGCAGTAGAGCGCAAGCCCCTATAAGAAATAAGACCCTAACGAGTCTCAGGGTCACGCTTTACACCGAAGGCTGCGTCTACTTCGTGTGCTTCCAACTTGCCATCAAGGGATGCCTTGGCAAGATTGACGAGAACATCAGCGATGGCGTGGAAACCACCGAGGGCTGCCGAGTACCACAGTGGGATGGTCACGCCTGTGCCTACGGAGTTGATGATGCTAGAGCCAGTGATGATTGTAAGGCTGGACATGATGAACAGGGCGATGATGCGACCTGCTACATCCTTGGCAATCTTCAGTGACAACATTGGGGTTCTCCTAGTGGTTAGCCCCTTGCGACTTAAGGCAGATATTAGCAGGTTTAGTCGTGCTTGATGATGTAACTGACCACGCCGTATGGCTGGTAGTAAGCCTCTGCCCCGCCTGTGCTGGCTGTAGAGCCAGTGACTGTGTGGCTGTGGGTTGGGTCTGTGATGTTGTGGGTGTGGTCACCGTCAACACCCACAGTGTAGGAACCTGTACCTGCGGGGGTTGCTGAAGTACCACCCATGAGTTGACCGTCTTGACCGTGACCGTGTGAAGTCGTAGAGGTTAATAGGTCAGTAGCCAAGAAGTGAGTGTGCTGTTCTGCCCCGTCATCAGTAATTGAAACACCAGCAGCAGCAGCGGCTGTACCCAAAGTGCCAGCAGCGTGGGTGTGCGCTGGAAGGTTGTTGGTGCCGATAGTGGTTGAACCACCCGTACCCAGCAATGTCAGGCTTGCGTTGTCACCGATGAGGAAACGACCACGGAAGTCAGGAGTGGTGGCACCAACTAAAGCAGCGAGTGCTGTGTAGCCAGTGGTGCTGGTGCCGTCACACAGAAGCCAGCCAGTAGGGGCAGTAGCACCTGCATAGGCGGTGATGGTACCGACAGGGACAAGGGCGTTTGCTACGGCTGATGCCAACTTAGCCAAGGTCACATTGGAGTCAAGGATTTTCCCTGTGGTAATTGCATCGTCAGCGATGTCCTCTGCCACGATTGTGCCGTTTACAAGGTTTGCTGATGCAACAGTGATGCTAGTTGGGAGCGCACCTGTAGCCAACTTACTTAAAGCAATAGCGGCTGATGCGTTGATGTCGGCGTTGACGATAGCCCCGTCTGCAATCTTGCCTGATGTGATAGCCGAGTCAGCAATGCTGTCTGTACCTACGGTTGCCCACTTAACACCACCGTCAGAGACAGTTGAGTCAGCAACTAAAACTTTATTGTTGTTGCCTGAACCACCAGTGGATATTGTCTTAAGACCTGTACTACCGTGGACAACAAGGTCGCCATTGGTGGTGTACTTGGAGACAATCTCGTTGGCTTGGTTGGCTTCGGTGGCGGTGAAAACTGGGTAGATGACGGCACCTGTGTCGTGTGCTCGGTCTGTGGTGTCGTCAGCCCCACGACCATTGACTGAGGCTGTCCATGAAGATGTGACGGCAGGGTCAACAACTGTGAGGGTGGTGGAGGATGCGTAGATAACGCAAATCTTTTCTTCCTTGGCTGTGCCAGGGTCTACAACAACGAAGAATGGGGTGCCACTGGTTGACCAACCAGACATCACATTGGTCAGAGTAATTGTTGTTGCGTTTGCAATGAGACCACTACCTAAAGAGTTTGCTACTGCTGCACCTTTGTAAGCCCTGCGTGAATATGCCATAATTGTCTCCTAGTTTTCCACCGAACGCAATGTTACAACAAGCGTCCCGTCAAATGTCCAACTGTTTCCGTGAGAATCTGATGATTCCCAAGCGATGTCTTCGGTAATTACCGTGTGGGTGAAACTGCCAATTTGCAGGGTGATGATTCGTGGCGATTCAAGCAGACCGTCAAAGAAGATTTGATGTTCTTCAACATCGTAGTAGTACACCTTGTCCTTAACATTGACTGACTTATGCAAGATGATGGGAACTACGAATACCTGTGAACGGAACGGTGCAACATAGGCTCGTGCCATCCAGCGTGTCATGGTCGGACCAGTAGATGTTGCTGTGCTGGAACGGTTCAAGACGAACTTGAACGAGGCTTCAATAGCCTTGGTGTCTGAGCCGTCAAACGAGTTCTCTGTGTCGTTCGCTGATGCCCATGTTCCTAGTTCGGCGTATTCGCTTTCGTCTGTCTTAAGGTAGGAAACGATTGTGCCAGCAAGAGGGGTGGCACGGGTGTCCACTTTGGCTACGAACTTGCGGTCAGGGATACCCCAACGCCATGTTCCAGATTCAATCTGTCCTGAAGCAGTGAGTTCGCTTGAATCCTCTGCGACAATGCCAATACCGCTGACCATGAACACATGCTTGTATGCGCCTGATACTGCGTCTGCAAATACAACAACATTTGTTACATCATTTGTTGAGTCATACATGAGGTCTGTTGCATATGCAGGTGTATTGACGGCGGTGAAAACTGACAGGTCAAGACGACCTAAGCCGCCTGATGTGGTGTCGTAGCGTGACCATGTGAACCATACGAATCGGTCATACGATGAGAACTTGTATACAGAACCTGCTGTTGGGATGAGTTGTCCTGCGACAAGGTTGGAGTTTGTGTCTGTACTACAGAAACGAACACCCTGGTTTGTGCCGATGAGAATGAATCCTAGGTAGCCAGAGATTGCTGTGACTACTTCACCTGTTGGGAGTTCAAGTGCGACAACGCCTGAGTCAAGTGTGCCGTCTGTCTTGATTGTGATTTTGTAGATAAGAGATTTCTTACCTGAGTACCCTGCGGCGTATACAGCGTTTTGTCCTGTGGCTACCCCAACCCATGTGAACGATGTGTCATCAGGGGTGACATGGGCAGTCTTTGAACCACCGCTGGAGATTGTGTTCAGGACATGGCTATGTGAGCCAAACATATAGTTCTTGGCAAAGCCCAACATATAGTAGTTGTCGTTACTGTTGACAAACTTTGTTCCACTGATGACGGCAGGGTCAGCACTGGTATCAATCTTGCGTACACCATCAGAAGGGAAAGCAAGGTAAACATCGTTGCCGTCTGTTGCCATAGCAGCGCATGAACCACCAGGCTCACCAGTGCAGCCAGTCCATGTTGCCGAAGTGGAATACGGATTAGTTGAATAAAAAACATCACCGTTCAACGAGGCATAGATACGACCATCTTGCACAACCATATGTTGAGAAGTAGCAGTTGAAGATTTAGATAGAAGCGTGTCATTAAGTAACGACAACTGACCCTTCACCCAAGGGTTGATACCCTTTGACTTATAGAAACGGTACTCTTTTGATTCTGCTGTATCGGCATATGACTGTCCTGCACCGTAATGCCACGAGTCCTGACCACGCCTCCACAAACCACCAGGGTTAATTGCTGCCTCACCAGGGGCAGTAGAGGTGTCTTGCGAATCACGAACACGCTGTTCATAGCCACGCTGGAACTTGCCAGACTTCTGGTCAATCATGTATGGGCGACCATCAATCGCTACAGGGAAGACGCTAGGTACAAGGTTGGTTGCGCTGGTACCTGAGAAGTACGGCGGTGTCCCTACATACGGAAGGGTGAACGATGTTACCGCCATCGGTTAGACCCTGCTAAGGAATGTTGGGTACTGCCTCATGAGTTTCGCTGCTTCTGCTGTGATGCGGTCACGGCGCATACGAATGATTTGGTTGACCGAACCTGTCACTGCACCGAAAGGTACTTCTTCTGCACGGCGGGTGTCGCCTTGTGACTCGGTGAAGTTGCGCTTCATTTCTCGTGGGCTAATCAAACGAATCTGTGCGCCCATCATGAGGATGTCTTCGCAGGATGTTGGGATACCTGTGATGTTTTGCAGGTTCTGTGCATCGGTTGTCACATTTGTGAACGGTGCTTTGTACACAACAACCATGCGTCCTGCACGGACTTCTTCGTCTAGGCGGATTGCGTATCCAGAGTTGAAGTCATCGTTGGGGAGGTCACGGATGAGACGCATACGGCGAATCTTTGGGTAGTCGTCAGACAGGTAACGCACGGACACAGACACGATGTCAATGATTTTGTCTGTGGTTGGCAGGTTGACCATTGACGAGGTGCCGTTGTAGTTCAGTTCCAATGATTTGATTTGGAACAAGCCATTGACAGGGCTAGACAAGTCGTCTAGTTCTGCGTTGATTGCTTCAAGGATTTGAGCACGAGGGAACTTGGGGTCAACGGTAACGATTGCGCCAGAGGCATGAGCCGCTGCTGTTGTACCGTTCCAACCACGCTCAACAGTCACTGACTTTGCGCCTGAGTTGAGTTCCCAAACATACAACAATTCGTTATCAATTTGGATAACACCACCAGGGCGGATGCCAGCAAGTTCGTACTGCATAGACACAGAGGTGGCTGTAGCAGTGACAGCCGAAACAGTTTTATTGCGTTCCTCTACAGAGCCAGACATTAACTGGCGTAGGGTACGGTCTACAACTGTTCCAACTGTGGACATTATTTCTTCTTAGCCTTAGCCTTACGCACTGGAGCCTTCTTGGACATGGCGTTCTTCTTGCCATATTCCATCATCTTTTCTTTCATGCCTTCGCCCTTTTCGTGCTTCATCTTGGCACTCTTGGACTTGTACATTTCGCCCTTAGCAGACATTATTACTCCTTAAGACAGGGACATGCGTATCATAGCCGATAATGGTCTAGGTTCGCTTGAAGCCTTAAGTCAGTAGGGGCAAGGGACAGGGCGATGGAACCCTGAAAGAACGCTTCATCCGAGTCACCAAGATGGTGCAGTGAGATGGCGGCTAGGTCGTGGAGTAGTGGACCCCAAGCCTCAGCCTCACATAGATAGTCAAGTGGCTTCTCGTAGATGAGCAGTCCTTGCTTGCTGGCATAGAGGCATCTGTCCCAATCTTCTTTGGCGTAGTAGTGCTTGGCTAGTTCAGCCCATGACTCTCGGCGTAGTGGGTCTTCTGCGATGGCTAGGTAGAGGTGGTGTTCACGGGCTTCGGGTCGCATCTTCGCCATGTAGCGGTGAGAGGCTGCTCGCTCAGGGTGCCACTGTGACAACTTGAGATGTTCGGAGAAGTGGTATTGGGCTAGTCCTAATTCCCCGTTGAAGTAATACTCACGGGCTAGGTAGAACTGGTTACGGTCATCACGGGGGTCTTCGTCTACAGCCATCTTCAACAGTGGTAGGTATTGCGCCCTTGATTTGTTGGGGTCAGGATGGTGATGGATTACTAAACCGTTGGTCCAGTTCTGGACTTCTGGACCATCTGACTTAAGTACCTCATGGACTGGGTGTTTCCATCGGTAGCCATGACGGGTGTGGATTTTGTCTCCACCATAGACAAGACCTTCGGAACCGTCAGGGTTCCATGACCAAACATATTTGTATCGTGGTCGGGTAGTACCTACTGGTATGGCTTCTAATGCTTCTCGCCATCCTGGTTGTAGCACCTCGTCCATGTCTAGGGAGATGCACATATCTATGTCATCAGGTAGAAGGTGAAGTGCGTGGTTGCGAGCGTTGTCAAAACGCCACGGGGTGAACTCCTTTTGCTCCCACATGATTGTGTCGTTAAGGATTATCTCATGCAGTGTTTTGTCTGTTGAGCCTGTATCAAGGATTACCCGATAGTCGGCTTCCTTACACGATTCAGCCCAGCGTTGAACAAATTGTTCTTCGTTCTTGGCGATTGTGTATACAGCAATTTTCATTTCCCCTCCTAATGGGTTTAACTTTAAGATGGTGGTCCGTTGAAACTTGGTGGTGTTGCATTAACAATCTCAGGATGCGCTAATTTCCAAGCATCAAGAATCGCCTGTGTGTCTTTAGTAAAAGGTTCAGACTCTCGCCGTTCAGCAATATAAAGATATGCACCGAACTCCTCATCATTAGCCAAACGGGTAACTGTACCGTCAGCAACCCAATTTCTAGAGGGAAAAGAATAGTCCACTATGCACTCCTGTAGTAAATACGAATAGTCGCCCAAGGACTAGCAACACCATTACCAAGACTCATCAAGACACTAATTTCGGTAGGTAGTTGGACACCAGACCACCAACCAAGAGCGACACCGCCCATATAAACAATGTCATTAACGCCACCGTAAGGAACAACACTCACAACATTGTCAATACTAATTCCAGCAGGCATAGCAAAACGATGCCATGTCCATGTTGTGCCAGTTGGATAAGAAACATCAGAAAACTTGACACCATACATACCGCTTAATTTTGCATGTGTGACAGTGCCATCAGCAGGGGTATTTGTTGACCAGGTTGTGTTGTAATCAGTGCTATTGACTTTTGTTAGAACTTGACCTGCTGTACCGCCAGCAGCAACACCTGCGCCAGTAGGACCAGTAGGACCAGTAGTTCCTGTAGAACCAGTTGCACCCGTAGGACCAGTTGCACCAGTGGGACCAGTCGCCCCTGTTAAACCAGTTGCACCAGTGGGACCAGTGGGTCCTGTATCGCCAGTTAAACCTGTTGGACCCGTAGGTCCTGTCGGACCTGTTGGTCCTTGTGCTCCAGTGTCACCAGTTAAACCTGTCGTACCAGTCGGTCCTGTTGCACCAGTCGGACCTGTAGGACCAGGGACAGTGGAATCAGCACCAGTTGCACCAGTCGGACCAGTAGGTCCTGTTGCGCCTACCGCACCAGTAGAGCCAGTAGGACCAGTAGCACCAGTATCGCCTGTTGCACCCGTAGCCCCCGTAGGACCCGTTGGTCCTGCAACACCTTGCGCTCCAGTTGCGCCAGTTGGTCCTGTAGGTCCCACAGAGCCTGTTGAACCCGTGCTTCCAGTCGGTCCTGTTGGTCCTGTTGCGCCCTGCGCTCCTGTGCTTCCTGTCGCCCCTGTAGGACCTGTTGGTCCCAAAGGTCCCGTAGGTCCCGTACTGCCTGTATTCCCAGTAGCCCCTGTTGGTCCAGTTGCTCCTGTTGAGCCAGTAGGACCTGTACTTCCTGTGGGTCCAGTAACACCTGTTGCGCCTGTAGGACCCGTTGGACCCGTTGCTCCGCTGTTTCCTTGTGGTCCTGTTGGTCCTGTCGCACCTGTTGCCCCTTGTGGTCCTGAGTTCGCAGTAGTAACAACCGTCACCACAGCATCAACTGTCGTAGCAGACACTACAGGGACAACTACCGAACCGACAACTTCAGTGGTGCGAGTAACAGTAATTTCGTAACTGTTTAAGTTACTTCCACGATTGAGTGTGATGTTTGTAGTAGCCATTGCTACCTCGTCACATCAGCAAGGACCGTGACATTTCCTGACAGGATTGTGGAGACAACACCCGAAGCGTTTTCTTCAAGGTCCCAGAAATAAAGACCAGCAGACAAAGCAGCAGAAGATGAGGCGGAGAGAACACAAGTGACTTGACCAGAGGTGCCAGAGGTGACAGTGCAAGAAAAGGTTGCCTTGATAGTTGTGGAGTCCTGGGTGCTACGAATCTGTGCACGGTAGGTACGACCAGTGATATCAACGGGTGTGGACCCATCTGCCGTGATAGTTACGACAAGGGTCTCGGTGTCACCACGGGTGAGAGTTAGGTCTTGGTCAGCAGGTTGAGCCATACGGGGTAGATAATAGCACTATTAGATAGGTGCTGGGGTTCCCTCAATTTGATGGCGGGAAGTAGCCAACTGCTCTACAGCGTGGCAACCGTCAATGGTCTTTGGCTGTAATCCTTCAGCACGGAGACGCTTGTAGGCGGGCATGTCTTTGTCCCAGTTCTTTGCTCGCTGGTTAATCTCAGCGACCTGTGAACCACGGGTAGTGGTGGAGTTAGACCCGACCTGTACCCCTGCGACTTTGCATCCGAAACAACCCTCAACATCCAAGTTTGGATGTGTCTCTCTATGCTTCAATGTAATCCCCGTACCCCGCAGCCGTAAGGTCTGCTTCTTCTTGTGCTGTTAATTCGTGAACATGCCCACCGTGGTAGATGTGGGCAATCTGGTCTGCGAACGCTGGTTGCCATTCTGTGTATGAACCGTCTGTCAGTTTGAAGACATTGCGTCCACGCCTACCAGGTCTTAAGTAAGCAAAGATTCCACGCTCACCTGGCAAAGCCCAGTTGACAAAATTGTCTGTTGGTGGAGTGAAGGTTGCCATGTCTTAAGAATAGCAAAAGCCCCCACCTTTCGGCAGGGGCTTCCGCAATTCCTTGTCGGAACTTATTAGGCGTTTGTGCCGATGCTTGAAGCGGATTCAATGCGGCGCAATGCTTCCTGACGGAACACACCGTAACCAACAAAGTGCTTCCAACCCACTGGACGGAAACGCTGGAGGAGGTCGGTCACTGTGCCGTACACGATGGTTGGCTGTGCGCCGTACTCGCCACCAAGGGAGATTGCCTTGGCAAGTGCCTGGCGACCCATGATGAGCGTACCGTATGCGTCAATGGTTCCTGTTGAACCCGAACCGTTACCTGCATCTGCGAACAGAGGGGCACGAGGGGATTCCATGAAACGGACTCCTTCAAACATTCCGATTTCGCCGTTGTAAATGCCTTCTGGATTTACATAGTTGGCTGGGGTGCGCCATGCTGACGCATCGGTTGCTGAACGGAAGTCGTAGGAAACATCGGGGTGGATGAAACCGACATACGAACCATTGATGGTTGGGACATTTGCCTTGCGCAACTGTGCAACAGCCTTGCGAACATCGTTTGCCGTGAGGAGGTCATCGGTGGAGATTTCGTTACGGGCTGTTGGGTCTGTTGAACCACCCGTTGCGTAGATGACATTCGTGCCAGCCTCAAGAACATTACGAGCGATGGTGTCAATGGACAAACCAGCGTTGTAACCAACAGCGTTAGCGGCTACTGGGTCTACAGGAAGGAACGAAGATGCACGCAACTTCGCTGTGGTGACAGTTGCGTTACCGTACTCGTTAAGAGTAACGGTGACCTGGCTGTCGCTCATTGCAACTGGGGTCACATCTTCTGCTTCACCAAGGGCAGTGGTTGCTGCTGCAAGGTCTGCGAAGATTGTGAACTTGACGGATGCACCTGGGTTCGTTGCGTTTGTCGCTTGGACATCTGCGAACTGGTCAAAGTACATTTCTGGACGAAGGGCAAAGTATGCCAACTTCTCAAAAGCAACCTGGTCAACCGAAAGGTTGGAGGTGCCTGTTTCTGCTGCGTAGTAATCAGCCATTGGATTTTTTCCTTAATAGGTTTGAGGTTTACATTTCCCCAAGGTCAACACCTTGGGCTTGTGCCTCTGCAAAAATCGCTGATAATTCATCTGCGGATGACGCATCTCTGATTCGCTTGACCCAAGAAGGTCCTGCTGATGCTGTCTCGGCTCCTGCTGCAATCCTGTTGGTTTGCTGCCATGCTGCTTTGTCAACATCCGCTGGGGATGCTTGGGGTGTAATCAACTGTGCTTCTACGGCAGCCTGCGTGATGGCTTCTGGAGTCATCTCACCGTCATATCCCTTGACAAAGTATTTGAACTTCGGGTCACTGGTATTAATACCTGCTTCCATGAAGGTCATCTTCTTTTCAGTCTCGGCATACTTGGCAAGAAGTGCGTCTTTCTCACGCACTGCTTTTTCCAGTTGCTTCATCCTGGCACGAACTGGGTTCGTTTCAGATGCTTGCTGTTCGTAATCATCCTCGTAGGTATCGTCTGCGAAGTCTGACATATGGCACTCTCCTTAAAGCCCGCACCACACTGGAGGGTTGTGGTGGCTGCTAATTGTTACACCCCATGTGACGCTACGGTATCGGGGGATTTCCCGTAGGTTTCAGCCATCGGCTTACAGTGTGAACTATAACACAAGGTTAGGCTTCTGTGCGAAGACCCACCACACCAGTTGTTGTTGCACCAAGGTTGCCACCTGCTTCAAACTCTGCCCTGCGCTTTGCTCTGCGTGTAGCGATGCGTTGGGCGGCGGCTGCGTTGGTTTGGAATGTGCCAGCAATTTGTTCTTGTTGCGTAATGGCGGTCTCTCCTGCCATCATCGGGTTGAACAGTTCTTGTGTTGCGCCAATCTCTGCGAATCCCTTTTGTGCTTCTGCACCTTGGACTCCTGCACGGGCAAGTTCCTCAGCCTGTTGACGGTTGAGTTGCATGTTTGCCTGGGTTGCGGCTTGTGATGCGATGAGTGCGGAACGGGCTTGACGCTCTGCTTCGTACTTGTCAAAGGTTGGCTTGGCTACTTCAGGGTCAATGAAGTAAGCAGCAAGGTCACCCTCGGATACCCCGTAGAGATTCTTGAACTGGTCAACAACTTCTTTAGGTGCGTTCTTGACTGCTTGATATCCAAGTTGGATGCGGGCTGACAGTTCGTCAGGGGACACATCGTTGGCAATTAACTTTTGAAAGTCCTGTGGCTGGTCATAGAATCCTACGGGCATACCGCCTGCTTGGAGGCGTGACTTATAATCGGCTTCCATCCGCAGGTACTGTGATACGGAATACTGTTGCTTGCCAGCAGCGGCTAGTTCCGCATTGGCAGGGAAACGCTTGGCGAACGCTGGGCTGTCCTTCATGGCAACTCCGATGTCATCCACCGTGGACCTGTCACTGATGACCTTGGTGTTGAACAGTGTCTCTACTTCTTTGAGAAAGTCCGTATCAGTCAAACCGTAATACTGCAAAGTTTTTCTGATGATGTCGTATGCTGTCTCGTCCATTAGATGACCTTTCCAAAGGCTTGAGAGATACTAGCCGAGAGTCGGCGTGCTTCTTCCTTGGCGTTCTGTGTGGAACCCCAGTTGTAGCGTGGGTCGGAACGCAACTTAATCTCCCACTCACCCGTGGTCATCATGCGCTTCTTGCCTTCTTCGCCTGCGTTGATTACTTGTTCGTAGTCAGCCTGGCTCATGTCAATGCTGTTGATGTCCTTCTCAAGAAGTTGGGCAGCCTGTTGCTTGAACGATGATGTCAAGGAATCAAGAGTAAACCCTTGGTCTAGGAGACCTGAAAGGTGGCTGTACTTTGTCTTGGCGAGTTCACGCTGTTGACGCTCAACATCTTCCAGGGTCAGACCGCCAGTCAGTGACTGCTGGATTGTCGCATCGTCAATGTTGCTGAAGTAACTGGTGCCAATCTTCTTGACAGAGAGGTAGTCGTTAGATGCTTTGGCACGGGCAAGGGCTGTCGGGTTAACGAAGGCACCTTGGTCGTTCTTGCGGAAAGCCTCTTTGTACACCTCTTGCTTGAGAACATCGTCCTTCCAGCCCATGTTCATTGCTTTCGTAAGGAAGGAGTTGAAAGGTACAGAGTCAAACCCAAGGTCACCTACGACTGCTTTGACTTGGCGAACCATGTCAGTCTGTGCAAGTTCTTTAATGAACGAGGTGTTGTCAAGTTGTCCAAGGAAACGCTGTTGACTTTCAGGGGTAAGCCATGCCTGGTTCTTTACACCATCTTGAAGGACCTTAAATACATCTGCGTACTTTGAACGGTCAAGGTCAAGCATCCATGTCTTTGTTGGGAACATCTCACGGAACTTGGCTTCCCAGTTCTTAGGGACTTTTGCTCCGACAGTCTTGCCACCCGTGCCTGTTCCAGCCCCCGTGCCAGCCCCTGTTCCTGTGCCAGACCCAGTACCTGTACCAGTGTTAGCACCTGCATTGCTTCCCGTGCCAGGCTTAACAGTGAAACCTGCATAGGCTTTCATCGTCTGCTTTTCATTCATGCCACTCTGACCGCCCTTTGCGCCAGCAGTAGCAGGCTGACCTTCTGTGCCAGTAGGTGCATCAACACCAGGACGAGGAGATTCAGTAGGGGTACGAGGAGTGAAGGTGCTGTTAACGCTGTCAATCTCAGCAAGACGAGTATCAAGAAGTTGCTGGTTGGTGACAGTCTTTACATTCTTGTAAGTGGAGTTTCCACCGCCTGCCCTACCGTATGTCAGTACGCTCTCAACCTTTGTTGTGTCTTTCTCGGCGTATTCAATAGCAGCGTTTTGTGCTTCCTCAATGTTTCGTGCATCCCATGATTCGTCAACAGAAACAGCATGAAGGATAGAGCCACGGGTATTGCGACCACGCTCGCCCTGCACAATGGCGGGGACATTGGTTGCAACCTTGATGTCACGGTTACGGGCAACAAAATCGTTGACTGCTTTCCAAGCCTTAAGGTTTGCAATGGCAGAGGCGTAGTCTGTTACCTCAATACCTTCAGCCGCTTTGCGGAGTTTTTCGTACTCAACACCAGCAGCGTTGCTTTTGGCAGAGTCACCCCAGCCAGGACCGTACTTGCCGTACTTCTTTTCTTCCTTCTTGAAACCAGCAATCTTCTTGTCAATAGCAGCGTATGTTGCGTCAATTTGCTTTTGGGTGTATACCTTGCCGTTGATGACAAAGCCACGCTTCGTTGAGTCGTAAGAAGCCTTGTCAAGATTCTTGCGTAACTTCTCCTGCTCCTTAATTAAGTCAGAGTAGAAGTTCGGATTCGGTGTGTAGTATTCGTCAGCCATCAGCCAAGTCCTTTAATCTTTTGGTCAAATAAATCCATCAAGGTTGAAGCACCCATAGCAGCAGCCTCGTCAGGAGCAGCAGCAGTCACTGCCTGTTCAGCGGCAACAGCAGCACTAGGGGCAGCGGCTCCACCCATAGCATCACTTACTTCTTTCTGGTTGTAAGACTTGACAAACTTCTCAACCTCAGAGTCGGACAGCGTGCGACCAAGGATTGAACTAGCGGTCTGCTTGAACACTGCACGGAGGTCTTCTTTGGCTGTTGTACGGATACGGTTGCCAGTAGGGGCAACTGTTCCAAGTTCTTTTGCCATCATGGTGGCTGCGACATCAATGGTGTAGCCACGCCAGTTAGCCCAGTCAAGAGCATCTTGCATGACTGACTGGTCCTTGGCGGATAGACCTGAAGCAGTTGGTTTAGACCCTTGGTATAGACCTACCTGATATAGACGGTTAAGGAAGTTCTTGCGTTCCGTTACTGATTTGAATCGGGCTAATTCTGCGTAGGCTTCGTTGCCGTACTGACCACGCTGGATATTGCCATCTTTGTCTACAAGACCCTGACCGATATACCTACCTTGTGCGTCAAAGTCTGAGGCTGTCGTCTTAAACCCAGCACCAACATTAGTGACAACTCGTGGTTGAAGTTTCTGGCTAGGTAGTAGACCGCCGCCGCTGGGTAGTGTTTCTGGTGGGGCATCACTAGGAGGGGTTGTATTCACATCGGACATAGTTATTTTTCTACCTCGTAAGAAAGAAGTCTGTCATAGATTCTAGCGAACTCAGGTGTTTCGTTAACTAGAGTACGACCCCATTGTGCGAGCCATTCACGCAATGGTTCAGCAGCAGTGGCACTACCGAATCCACCCTCTGCACCGCCAGTGGCTACATACTTAGCAATCGCATCGTCACGGTGCTTAAGGTATTCCTTCAAAGCCTGAGCAGTGTCATTGTCATTCAACGATGGCTGGTTAAGCATCTCTTTCATCTGTGCAATCTTGCCTGGGAACTCACCAGGGTTGAACTCAGCGACCACAGGGAAGCCAGGGTATTCCTTGTTCAACTGGATACGCCATGAACGCAACCAAGCAGATTGCTGTGCAGATGGGTTGGCTGGGAGTTTGGCACGCAGTTCACGGTACTGGGCAGAAGCAGCCTTGTACTGAGCAGCGGCAAGCATCTCACGGTCTGTGAGCCTACGGCGTTTGCCTGTCTTCAACTGGCGTGACCACACCTCAAAGGAGAAGTCGTCTCCACCTTCAGCCATGAAACCAGCGACATCAGGGAAGGACTTCATCAAGTCTTTGTTGTTGCGTTCCCAGTCACCGAACTGCTTTGATGCTTCCAGACCACCAGCAACAGCCTCTGTCTTGTTAGACAGGTACAGCATTGCATCGTTACCATAGATTTCAAGGAACCGCTTGACTGATGTGTCGTAGTTCTCTGACTGAAGTTTCTGGAAAGCCTTGACAAGTTCCGTGCCGTAGACATCGCCCTGTTTTGTTTGGGCTGTGAACTCTGCTGATGGGCTTGTTGGTCCAACGAACTGTGCGAAGGTACGCAAGCCTGTGATGATGCGAGCCTTGTTGCGTGCGTCAGCGAACAACTTGTTCTTGTCTGCTTCGTCAGCCAGGTCGTACTCGCCTGAGGTTGAAAGGGCACGCATAACTTCCATATATGTGTTGCCGTAGATGGTTTCAAGGTTCATGGTGTCACCACGGACTACATCTTCAAGTTGTGAAATCCACTTAGGCGCAATGTCCAGTGTGCTCTTTCTGCCGTAAGGCAGGAACATCTTGACAATCCAGTCAGTTGATGGGGTGTCGGGGATTATCTCTGAGGCGACACCTTGGAGAACTGGTCCTACACCTGGGTTGAAGTTAAAGCCAAGAGACAGACCCTTGATTGGTGCCTGCAATGGGGCTTCTACCCCTGTGAGGAGTTTGGTTGCCCACCCTGAACCTGGAAGGTTGAACGAGTATTTGCCTGTTGTTGCATCTTGGTAGAAGAAACCTTGTCCTTCTTGCCCACCTACGAGGGTCATGTCTGCTTTGCGTCCACCTTCAAACATGAGTTGGGCACGGCGGATACGGGTTGGGTCCTCAATGGCGATACGAGCGTATGACCCAAGTACCTCTGTCCATGCTGTACCAAATGGGATGACGATACGCATAACATCTTGCAGGTTGTTACGGGTTGTCGCATCAAACAATGTTTCTTTTGTTGACCTTAAAGCAACAGCCTTGGCGTAGTTGTCAAGTTCTTCAAGCGTGCCAGTTGCTTTAGAGGATGATGCAGCAATGTCTTTAAGTTTCTTAAGCGTGTCTTTGCCGCCGACATAGTTGTCTGCACGGATTCCAAGTTCTTGAACCATCTCGTCAATGCGGTCAAGTAACTTCTGTGCTTCAGCGGGTGCAAGAAGTTCTGCTGTGTTGCCTACTTCTTTGTAGTAGAACTGGCGGAAGACAGGGGAGCGTTCCAGTTTTTGTGTAACAGTACCGAACAAGTCCTTAAAGATTTTGTCTGTGAAGTGGTCTTTGGCAGCCAATGCTTTTTCAGCGACCTTGTTCCCGCCTTGGGCTGTGCCACGCTCTGCACGCTTTACAACTTCAGCAAGTTTTCCTTCAACACCTTTTTGGTCAATCAATGTACGAAGTTGTGAAGAACCAAGACCACTATCAAGGAAGGCTGACCCAGGGTGTACTTCCTGCACTGTCAGGTTCACGCCTTTCTTGGCGAGGACAACACCTTCTCTGTTCTTACCGAGACTGATGATTGAACCAACTTCGCCTTCGCCAGCAATAAAGTCGTACTTAGCAATGTCACGGATGTCCATTGATTCTGGACGAACTGCTGTAATTTTGCCATCAATGTCGGTCATCGTAAGTGGGACACGGTTATGTGCAGCAACAATACGAAGTTCATTATCCCCACGGACAACTGTATTTATCTTTGTAGGTGAAAGTTTCTGCACCCACGCAGCCATTGTCTCATCAGTGATTGAACCTTCAGGGAACTTGACATAACCATATTCACCAGTTGCAGGGTCAACAACACGAACACCTTGTTTGAAGTATTCAACAAGTTTCTTGCGTTCAGCGGCTGCTTCGGGGGACTTAAGCCAGTCTGTTATCTGTACTAAAGTATCTGCTTCTGATTCGCCTGATGCCATGATTTTTGCAATACGGCTATTAACAGGGTCGGAGTTAAGTAGACGAAGGTTATCTACATAGCCTGTTGTATGCCCTGTTGCGTCTGCTGAACGACTGATAGCAGACCAGTTGCCATTAAGAAGGTTGCGTTCCTTGGCTGCTACTGGGTCCTTGATGTGTTGATGGATTCCATGTGTCATTGCATCAACAAACTCAGGCTGTTCTTTAGCCCATGCACCTGCCAATTCTTCTGGTGTAGCAACAAAGTCTTTGCCAAGAATGTCAGCAAAGCCCTTTCCACGCTTCATACTCCACATGATGTAGTCACGAGGGTGGTTAAAGAAACCGTCAAGACCTGTCATAGCGATACGGACTTGTGCGTCTGCCATGTTACGCATTAGGTAACCGCCAGTGGCAAGAGCAAGTGGCTTCCAAATGTCGTTCTGAATAAACTCAGCAAGTGTTATCAGACCACGCTGGTCTCCTGCTTTATTTGCTGTGGCAAACTTTAATGAACCAGCAAGTCGGCGTACTTGACGGTAATCAGGGAGTACGAACATCTCATCTGCTAATTCACCTAGAGCACCAGGACCTTGGAATACAAGGTTGTCCCATTGGTCAGGGCTGAACTCTGCTAATACAGAGTCAGGTAGGTCTGCTCGCATCATTTGGAAAGCACCACCGTCAACAGCCTGACCTGCTTCGTCAATGGTATAGACACGGGCTTTAGTTAATTCTGCTTTTGATGCTTCAATAACTTTGGCAAGAACAGTTTTAGCATCTTCACTTGTACCACCTACATGGGTAAAGATGGCATCAAATGTTTTAGAGAAAGCATCATGTACTGCTTCACGGGCTAAAGAAGGTTCAGTGAGGCTGTATGCCTTTGTAACTTCATACATTAAGTTGTCGTAGCCTTCGCTACCTTTCTTAATGCCTGCGCCAATAATGTAATTGGAGTATGTACGGATGGCTTTGGTGCGGTCAATACCTGCACCACCTACAACAACGGTACCTTCTGGCATTTCAGTGAACCATTTGCTATTGCGGATATTGCGGAATAGCGATACTCGTTCTGCTGTGTCATCAATAAGGTTGCCAAGTCCTTCACTGGCTCCGACCTTCTTAGCAATATCGCCAAGAGTTGCTTTAGCCATGCTGAAGTCACGGATATCGGTTGGCATCATCAACTCATTAGGATTTTTACCTAACCGTGCTGATGCTTCACCAAGTAACCCACGGACTTTGCTAACATCGTCAGCCTCTGCAAAGCGCAAAGCAATCTCAGGGCTGATGTTGTCACCAAACTCTGTGATGATATCTAACGCTTTAAGATAACTATTCCGTGTTGTATCGGCACCAATAGAGGCAAGACGCTCAGTAAGGCGTACTGCTCGTGGGTCTTGAGTGATGAACTTGCCAAACTTTGACGCATCAAACGCTGCTGATTCAGCCTTTGTTAAACCTGCTGAACCGTAAAATGCCAGTTTGCTTGCGGCAGATAATGCTTCTTCACCCTGCAATGCTGGGATAAGTGCTCGTGCTGCTTTTGCTTCCTTAAGTAAAGGACCTGCAAGGTTTGTTGGGTCTGTAACAACATTGAACGCTGCGTCAACAAAGCCCGACAGCAAACTATATGGCTTAGAACCTGGCTTGAAAGCAAGTTGTGCGGCTCCACGACCAACAGTCCACGCATGGTTATTGATTGTCCCACGATATTCTCGTGCTCTTTGAGCCTGGGTCTTCAATGCTTCTTCACCGATAAAGAAACCTTCACCCGCTTTAGACGGGTCATCAAGCAAAGTACCTAACTGTGTGGACTTAAAGAACCCTGACATACCAGCAGAATCGTTAGGTGAGAACGCTTCGGCTGCAAGGTTTTGTGCCATATCAGGTACAGCCTGCAACGCTGCGAATGTCCAGCGTGAAGTCGCTTTAAAGTTGTCCATCACATTGCGTTGGAACCAACTTTTACTCTTTGGTTTGTTTGGGTCATTTGTAATCTGAGACTGTTTGCCAGCAGTAGGAGCGATACCGTCAACGGCAGCGTCAGAAACACCCTGTTTAGCCATAGCCAAAACAATGTTGGCAGGGATATACGGTGACTTTTTATAGATTTCAGCGATGCGTTTTGCTACAGCAGGGTCAGCAGAAGTTGCGTATTGCTGTACTTTCTGCTGATTGTGTGCTGCGTCTGCTGTTGATTGGTCTTCGTTAAGTGGGTCCCAAGGCGATAATGCCATACTTAGTATCCTTCTCGCACATACGAATCAAGCATGTCTGCGAGTTCAGGTGATGGATACGCCTGATAGAGACCACGAAGTTCGTTAAGAACTGGGTCTGATTCTTTTGGTACTACAAACTGCACGCCAGGGGTAGGTCCTGGACCAAATGATGCGCCAGCAGTGACTGGTTCATTGGGTCGTTCAGTTGGGCGAGTCAAAGGTCCAAGAGAACCAGGTGCAATCGCTGGTCCTTGGCTTTGTACAGGGGCTGGAGGTGCATCTGTTGGTGCTCCACCCATAGGAACTACCGATTGTGACGCTAATTGTGCGCCAGCCTGACCATATGCCTGTCCTGGTACTGCTGTCTTCGCCATTTTTGCGGCTGGGTTACGCAGGTCGGACCTGTTTGCATACTGCTTTGCCATTGTTACATCCCTCCAAGGCTATTTGCAAGACTTAAGACACCACCTGGGGACTGTGGCTGGGCTGCTGCGCCTGCTCCACCGCCACCAAGTTGGGCGAGCATCGCATCCATACCTTCAGGTGCTGGACCTGCTGGTGATTGTTCCATCCCCATGCCTGGTGCTGACAGTCCTGGCATTGTTTCTGGTGAACCTGCTGGAGCCATCGCTGCTTGGCGTTCTTGTGCACGCTTTTGTGCAGCCATGATTGCTTCAGGCAGGGACATCTTGTTTGATTGCACCTGTGACGCAATATATGCGAGGTCATCAGGCTGGTATGGACCGTTCGGGTCGGCTGCTTGTGCCTGAATTGAAGACAACAACGCTGCTTCAATACCTTCAGCCACGATGCGGTCCTTCTCCAACTCTGGGTCAGAGATAAGTGGGTCTGCTTCACGAGCAGATTCCTTTGACATAAGTCCTGTACCGAGACGCTGACCAAGTGACACGATGAGACTGTTCACATCTGCACCTGATGCCGAGTATGCGACATAGTGGAAGTCTGTTTCCCACAGTTTGTTTGGTGTGTAGTCCTTAAGTCCACCGCCCATACCTGGCATGAAAAATGACTTAGAGGTTGAACCCCAGTATGCCTTTTCAATAGCGATAGCAACCTTGTCTTCTTCCACCATTGAGGAAGCGAAGATTTCTTGTGCTTCTTGCACTCGGAAGTCCACTGTTGCTGAGAGCACGCTGTCTCCACGGCGACCTGTACGGATGTTGGTGCCTGATTCTCCACCGAACTCTGCTGGGATTGCACCTTCAAGACGCTCTTGGCGTTCAAGACGGTCAAGTGCTGTGTCTGTTTTGTAGCCAGGGTTTGACTGGTGGGTTTGGATATCTCCGCCCTTGACAACACCCAACTGTCCAGACTTTCCGTCTGCAACTTGGATGATTTCTGGGTTCTCGCCAGGTCGTGCAACGAGGTATTCGTCAGGGAAGATGCCACGCTCAATAGCGATTTCGGTCAGAGCCTGAAGGCGTGCACGGGTGTAGTACATACCGAGCAAACCGTCAAACTGTCCGTGTGGCTTGTCAAGTGTGATGCGCTGTGGAACGATGACCAGTGGCATACCTGTGCGGTTGACGATGCGGGAAAGTTCTACAGAGGCTGAACCCATGAAGTATGCGCCTGTGAGTGGGTCACGGTCTCGTTCGTATCCCATGACAAGCATGACGATTTCGTCTGCGCATACATATTCAAGGATGGTGAACATGTCATCGGGCTGTGGCTTACCGACACGAAGTTGTCCGTTGACGACATCACCGAAGTTTTGTGCGAGCCATGCGTAGGGACGGCTGTAGGAGAAGATGCAGTCGTGGGGGACTGGGTTGTCAATGTCCACCATTGGTGCAGGGAAGGTATCAAGCGGGTTACGCAGTTGCCACTCTGGGATGCGCTTATCAAAGTTAGGCTTGATGTAGATGGGGCTGTTGCTGTAGGCAAGAAGGTGACGGGCACGGCGGCGCATCTTCATGCTCATACGGTTCTGGTCCCAGATGGCAAGCATTGCACGCTTGCGGTCACGAGCCAGTTGCATAGAACGGTCTTGACCTTCTCGCAATGCTGGGAAGTACGGCGCAGGCATCGTGGAAGATACACGCATAGACATCTGGTCTAAACCTTGCACGAGCAGGTTAGCGACAGAGGACTTTGTGTTGCGGTCCAACTCGTTCAATGGGACAACGACATCACCGTTGGCGAGTTGACGGACCTGACGCATTTGTTGGAGAACAGGACCTTGTGCTTCTAACCTTTGACGGTAGAGGTCAACTATTTCTTCAACTGTTTTCATGCGTGACCTTTACAAGACTCAAACGATATAACGATAACATACTACCCTTACTTAAGCCAGGATGGTCGCCATTGCCGTGGGGGTGGTTTGGTTTGGGTTAGGTTCGGCAGGTTGAGCAAAGCCATCCATAGTGCCATCACGATGTCGGTGCCGTGCTTCTTGTCTCTTGCCCACTTAGTTAACTCGTCTTGGGCGGCGAGAGTTTTCCAGTTACCTTTCATAGATGGGAGACGCAATGCTCCAGACCTGATGACTGGCGGCAGGAGTGCTTCCACACCGAGGGTCTCGTCCAGTTTGTTTCGGCTGGTGGTGTGAGGTATCACATTGACTCGGTGCATTGCTTGCCACTTACGCACAAAGTCGTGCGCTAGGAGGAATCGCTGGGCTGCGTTGATTTCTACAACCCAGTGCGAGATGGGGTAGCCCATATCATATGAGCGTTGTTGCCATTGGTCCATCAGACCTGAGTATGCGCCAGTCATGGTGTCATAACCCAGCACTTCTTCGGCTGTCAGTTTGACTCGTTCAATGTCTACGACATGGTAGAGGTTGGTGTTCGGTTGGTAGATAATCCATACGAACGCCCAAAACATTGTGGGGGATGGGTCCACTGCCACGATGCTGACCCACGGGTGGGCTAGTCCTTCGGGGATGTAACCTGGTTGACGGTCTGCGTCTACGCACCCTGGGTAGTCAACTCCGTCCAGCCCTTTGCCACCTGTAATCCAGGTTCGCTGTACCAGTTTGGAATCCAAGTCCAAGTCTTCTTGCTGGTATACAACCTTGAAGACATCGGGTTTGTTGTACCTAATAAAAGATAGGTCTTTCCAGGGCAGACGCTTCGGGTCTAGTAACGGTCCCTTGGGGTACGGCTCAGACTTGAAAGAACGAGATTCTTTGCCCGTGTCAAGTTCCTCATAGTACGCCTTATAAATAATATGGCGGTATTTCTTTTGGCGAACTGGTACACCTTCAGATACATCTTCAGGGGTAATGACATCTGCCCCATCGTAATTGATATCTTCCTCAATATCGTAGGTTTCTTTGGCGAGACAATGAGCGTAAAGGTCCCCCGAACCGAGTCTTTGCCCGACAACAGCCAGCAACCCACCTGGGTCGCAGCGGGCTTCCGCCACACCGTCCCATCGTTCAAGAAGTTTGTCCCTAGCCACGCTTTCTCTCGCATTGTCAGGTGAGGCAACATCGTCAAAGAGACATAGGTCGGCTCGGTGTCCGATAAACTCCGCTTCAATGCCGTATGCACGGACAGTCGGCTCCTTGTTATCCAAGCCGTTTCCGTCAAGTTGTTCAACAACGAACTCTTCAGCCCGCCATAGGGCACCCTTATCCACTGGTTTGAATCGTCCATAGTCAATCGTTAAGCATCCTTCTGCATTTACTGCTAATCCCTTTTGCACCATACCTGGGTCGGGTTCAATCGGGGCTACTCGTTCTAGAGTTTCACGGATACGCCGTGAGTACATCTTCGCCATGTTCTGCGAAACAGAACCAATCATGACACGGACTCGGCGGTTACGCACAATCGCCCATACCGCTACATCGTGGAACAGGGTTGACTTACCAGCACCAGGTGGCACATTGATAACGACAAACTCTTTCTCCTCGGACTCCAACAGTTCAACCAAGGTAACTGCTGCTTCTACCTGCCAAGGAGATGGCACACGACCAAGGTAGTGGGTACGGAAGAAGTCAAAATCTTCTAAGCCTCGTAATGCGTTCTCGCCCAGCATGTCATGGGGGATAGCCGATGGGAGGTCAATGGCATCCATGAAGTTCATGTGCTGCAAAGCCTGCCGTCCACCTGAGCCTGCGCCAGTTGCGGCTTTGTGGGTGGCTTCTTTACGGTTGGCTTCTAGTTCCTTAGCCCGTTTGACCCACCTACTACCTGTGTTGTAGTGGATGCCCGTTTCGGCACATGCGTCTTTAATTGTTCGTCCAGCAGATATCAGTGCAAAGAATTGCACCTTGTCCTGAACAGGGACAGACCGTTTAGTACCCATAGCAACCGTCAAATAAACCTGGTTGGCTATTCACAGACTGAACCATTTTTATAAGTTTTGGAGTATTCACATCAGGACCAAAAGCCAAAAAAGTTCCATCTACAGAATCACAACCCCAAGACTGGGCAATGACCATACGGCGTAAAGAATTTACTCTGCCCATATGTACCCAAATGTCTCGCTCTTTACACGCTGCAACTATTGACCGTGCTTCATTAGAAAGTTTGTACTCTGTAGTTCCACCGATAAACAATGCTTTCATCGTATCAAACGGTAGTTCCTCAAGTTTCGCACCATCTTGCAAAACAAACGCTGGCTTGAATCCTCGGTCAATAACCATTGGGGAATAATGATGCCACCGTTCAAGAGTCCCATTGTGGTCTGCAACAACATCAGGGACTACGGCGAATAGTGCACTGGAAGGATTTGACTTACTGTCCAACCAGTCAAGCCAAACCTTTTCTGTCCAGCGGGAAGCAAAACACCCGTTGTCCGCAGCCCACACCCATTCATCTGATGGGGGGGTGCGAACACTAAACGGTGTAACTAGCGACCCTACTTCGTTATCAAGAAGCAGTTGTCGCAGGTGAGGTTTCTTTGGTATGCATCCCGTTAGATACAGCACTAAATCCCCAAATCAAAAGACCACCAAGCAAAGCCATCCATGTCTTGCCAATTACTTGTCCTTGCCAGTAATTGATAGAACCAAAAGCAATGTAAAGGAACAAGAAAGAATCGGCAATGCCACCCGTTACCCCTGAGAACACAACTGCTCCAGTAAGGGTGCGCTTTTTAATCTTGCTATATACAGCAAAGTCCATCATTTCTGACACTGCGAAAGCGACAGCGGATGCTGTGGCGACAGCGGGGTTAACCAGGTATGACAACCCAATGCCCAATACGATTGCACCAAGAGTTACCCGCTTGCCAAATTCTTCTTGGATGAAATCACGGGTGAACAATGCAATACCAATAAGCAAAACGCCCGATGGGGCTGCGTAGCCAAAACCTACTGGGATGGTATGTGGACCACCAGGGAACAGTTGTGTCCCAACATTATTGATGAACCAGTTTGCCGCTGGGATAGTGGCAAGATAAATGGCTAATGTGCAAAATTTGAGAAACTTCATGTTCTCCTCCTTCTAGGTATTGATAAGTGTAGCGGTTCAACACCCAGTTGTCAAGGATTTACCACTTAACTTTGTCAGCCCAATATGCGGCAGACATTTTTCCTTTAGAAATGTTTCCAGCGTGGCGTGCTTTGAACGCTTTGTTACGAGCGGAACCTTCAGGTGAACCTTTTACACCTTGCTGTCCAAAACGAATCGTCTTCACTTGGTCGCCAACTTTGGCTACAACCACATGAGACTTCGTAGGATGACCAGGGGTTGCCTTCGGCTTGTTATACCCTGACACTCCTGCTCGTTTAAGTCGGGAATCTTTTTCTGCTGGCATGTTGCGAACAATATCAGATGAGGTGTATAGTCATCGCACAACTTCACTCTCGCATGGCTGTATACCGTTTGCATGGTACGGGGCAATTCACACCAGGGAACTGGGGTAGATGAATCCTGCAATCAAGCAAGTCTGAAAAAGATGGTCTTGCCCCTATTGCGTAAGAGGTTCAAGCAGCGTTGAATGAACGACATAACATTCCTACCTTTCAGGTGTCGGCTAAAAGAACTTGGCTACGGCGACCTTGGTATCACTTTGATACCTAAACCGTGGGGGAGGCTAATCCAGGTCCGCTAGTCATCCAGTTCCACCTTCGGTGGCTAACGCCCTCGGCTTCGCCATCGGTTGTTTGCATAGAAGCGTGCAACAAAGATTGAGATAAACTTCCAAGTCGGTGGTTTTCTTTTTTTCTTCTCTGCCACTTAAGTCGGGGGCTAGCAATCCCGTCAGCCAAACCGTATAACACCACACAGCGTGATGGGCAACCACAAAGGGTGACACCAAACTAGCCACCCACAAAAAGAGTGAGTCCGTAACTGTCTCAATACTCATAGCATAAGAGGGGGGAGCCCTCGGCAGACACCCAGTCGGAGCCACAGAAACTACTTGCACATGCAACTATCTTCACTAGTTGCGGGCTACAACTACCTTCCAGTAGGTAGGGAGCACCCCACCCCACCCACCAAGCCACCCCTAGGGACACAGTAGACCGCTTTCCTAGACTGTTGGAATGTTTCCCGTGAAACATTGTGCCCCGCAAGTAGTACCGCCTAGGTGCCTCCTCTCTCCTCCTCTCTCCCTCTTGTCTCGGTCAGTCTCCCGCCCTCGTTCCTCGGTTGGGAACAGTCACGGACTGCTTGCACGAACAGTCAAGGACTCTTGCTCCCCTATCTTTTATTGTTAGGTCGTCCTATCATGTCTTAAGGCTTGCCCCTTATCCCACATTGTGGGAATGGCACGAGAGCCACGGAGAGGGGCTTTACCCGTGAGTAACCCCCCTCGTAAGGGGGTACGACCGAGAATTATCGTCATGACGAAATAGAACGGGGAACAGTCGGGGACTGTGGAGTGTGACAAAAGTCACTAAATATGTTGCACGGTTCGTGTCTTAATCCTGTACCTTTAATGGGGCGAGGCACTCCCGCCCCGCTTTAGTTCCGAGGGGGACAACATGGACACATTGGCACCAACGACAGAGGCAACACTTGCCCCCGTCATCACCGCTCTTCACGAGGTTTACGAAATCCTCGCAGAGTCGGTGCTTAAGACAGAGGGCGTGCAACTCCCGCCCGCAGTCTTCACGGTTCAACGAGATGCCCGAGCATGGGGACACATCACAACACGCCCCGCATGGGCACAGGAGCACGAGGTATTGGACGAGGACTACGCCTACGCAGGTTGGGCGGTCAGTATGGGATTGACACCAACGAAGACAGAAGAGAAAGGCTTTCACGAAATTATGGTTTCGGGCGAGAACTTGCGCCGAGGTGCTCGGGCAGTCTTCGGAACTACCGCCCACGAAACCGCCCACGCCTTGAACATCGCAACGGGTGTGCGAGATGTGGACAGTAACGGACGACATAACAAGAAGTTCAAGACAACTGCCGAGCGTGCTTTCGGCTTGACGATTACGAAAGTTTCCGAGTCCATCGGGTGGAGTTATACCGAGGTATCAGACGAGTGCGCCGAGCGTTGGGCGGAATGTATCGCCAAACTAGAAAACGCTATTGCGGTCGTCTCGGGTGCTCCCGTTGGTGGCGGTGCTTTCGGTGGCTCTTTCGGCGGGTTCTTCGGTGGCACCTCTGCCCCTAAGGGACGGAACAAGAACCTAACGAAAGCCGAGTGCGGGTGCGGTTCAACTATCCGAGCAAGTCTTAAGACATTAGAAAAGGGTGTCATCTGCGCCGACTGCGAGCAAGATTTCGTAGCGGTCGCCTAAGGAAAAAGAAAGGGAGTCCCTCCCCCGCAAGGGGGAGGACTTAAGAAAGGGAAACAAAATGAAAACGAAATACGAAGTAACGGCACGGCACCGCAAGGTATGGGGTGCAAGTTGGACGGCATGGCGGGACACGCTAGCCGAGTGCTACGAGTGGATAGAGGAAGACAGTTCTTGTCACGACCGCTACGGCTACGAGATAACAACACTCCATAACCCAGAGGACGGAGACGGGTGGAGACGGGTGGCGTGCACCTACTGGCTTGACGGGGTGGACATCTCGGAGGCGGATTATGTCAAGGCTATGGAGTGGAGGTCTTAAGTCATGAAAACGCACGACTACTACTACGCAGAGGGCACAAAGTTTCTCCGCATTGTTGAACTGGAGCCAGAGATTTACGATGTCTTCTATATGGACAATGACGGCACCGAGGTAGCCAACTGGGGGGAACTCTTTAGCGGTCTTCCCCGATTGCTAGCAGAGATTGCACGACTAGAACAAGCGAACAGATAAGGACTTAAGACATGATGCAATGGACAGTAACCGCCACCGATAAGGACGGCAACGACTTAGCAGAGGTGACGCAAGTGTTCACCGATTACGAGGAGGCTTACGCCTACTGGCAGATAGCGGAGGGGTACGAGGTGACGATGACCCCGAAAGTAATCAAGCCGATAGAGGTTCCCGCTAATCATTGGGGCACGGTAGTTCTGAGAGGGGCTTACCACTTCTAAGGACTTAAGACAGGCACGGTGACAAAAGTCACAAAGAAATATCCACTAACCGCTTGACAAGTGTTCAACGGTTCCGATTAAATAGACATCAACAACAACGCCGAAAGGGGCACAACATGTCAGCATTTATTTTACAGGACGACACCTTTGACTTGCTAGTTACGGCAGGACTTTACGGGGTCGGCGTAGACGCAGGGCTACGCATCTATCACGAGGGTGAAATCAAAACCTTTAACCGCTACGAGCACGCCGATGAGGTTGGTTCAATTCTTAAGACAGCAAACTACGAGAGCGTGAACTACCGCTACAAGGAGAGCACCGAGATGGAGGGCTACCGCTACAGCGGGGAGGGAATTACTCAGTACCTCGGCGGAGTGGTTATCCCTTGGGGGCAGGTGTTGCAGTCGGTGCGGTGCTACGAGTACCAGTCATGCGAGGCACCA